AGTGTTGCAACGTCAAAGCAAACCCCTGAAATTATTGAAAGAATGTATTACAAAATTTATAGAGTTGCTGACAATTATCCTGTAATCGTATACGGAACAGGAAGTACTGTGGCGCAATCAACCAGGGTTCTTGATTATACCAAACTATCTTACGATATTTCTGGAAGTTACTTTGATTTTGATATGTCTTTATTAGAGAAAAATTACTCGTATGGTATATCTTTCCTGATCAGCTCAGGAGAACAGCAGGACGAGCAACCGGAAAGATTTAAATTTCGTGTAGAGTAGGAGATTTTAAGTGTCTCTTAAAGACAAATTCGAAAAAAATGTAAAAGAGTCACATAAGTCAGGATTTATAAAAAAATCTACGCTGGAGACTTTTTCAGGCGATGTCGAGTCCAAAGATTTTGTTTTTCATTCTTTAGAATCAAGAAAGGAATTTATTCCGGATATAGACTATGCTTCGGCATCTAATTTTGCTAGATTTGGGTCTGCCAAAAGATATTTTTTGGATTCGACCGATAGGATCATTAACACATACCCGTATGATGGGTCTGCGGCTGAGAAAACAGCGTGGGCGAACAGTTCGTCGTATTTGGACAAGTATGTTTTTGAAAAGGAGTACCCCAGGGCGACAGGGTATGCGATCTTTTCTCCCCATGCTGCTGGTGGCTGGGGAACACTATCGACACCCTTAATAACAGATCCCACCGATCCAAACTGGGCCGAAGGATATGGGAGTCCTAGTGATCAGGAATATATTGCTGTTAGAAGTGGTCCTAACGTTGACAACGTATACAACACAGGAACATTTCAAGAAGAAAATCTAAAATTTGACTTAAGTGGCAGTTGGAAAACTGGGGATTTTGGTGGCGCGACTGTTGAGTTTTGGCTTAAGAAAGATTCATATATTCCCACCCTAACCGGGAAAGAAGTCATATTTGATTTGTGGAACGGAGAGACGGATCCCGATGCACATGGCAGACTCTTGATTGAGTTAACTAGTAGCGGTGGCCATCCTCATGGCGCACCAACATTCTTGGTAACTGCTATGTCTGGTGTAATCGGCGGAGCGGGAGGCGGCGTCCAGAGGGCGATAATTGGCTCTGGTTCATCTGATGATGATGTTTTCTTTGGTAATCCTGAGAATACAATCGCGGCAATAGGAACGGCATCGGTAGCCGATAATAATTGGCACCATTATGCGATTGCGCTGAGGAACGATACAGGATCAATAGACACTATTGATATAGATTTTTATGTCGATGGAAGGCACCATGAGTCGGTTGCGACAGGAACAAAAATCCAAAGGGTGATGAGCAATCCTAATATTGCTCCTGCTGGTGGCAATATTGCTCATATTGGCGCGCTTAGGGCTGCGCCGCCTAATAATTCCAATGCTGCCATCGGCTGGGGAAAACTTTCCGGCTCTATTGATGAATTTAGGTATTGGAAGACTTATAGAAACTCAAAAGATATTGCCAAGAATTACTTTACACATGTTTTTGGTGGAACAAACACGGATACTTCCAATACGAAGTTGGGAGTATATTATAAATTTAATGAAGGCATTGTAGGAAATCCTGCATTCGATTCTGTTGTGTTGGATTATTCGGGGAGAGTATCCAACGGCAGATGGGTAGGGCTTGACACGGGCAGCCACCGCTCAGAAGGATCCGCCATTAATGAATCTAGTGCGTCTTCTACGCCAGAATTTAAAGATCCGATTTTATATCGAAATCATAGAGATATTATAAATTATATTGAAGAAAAGGAGTTGTCTGGAACACTTCATGATTCTAGAAACAACTCGTACCTGCTTAATAATTTACCAGGATGGATACTTGATGAACAAGATTTAACATCTTCTGGTTCCGTTGGGGAACTGACTAAACTCACGCAAGTTATAGCGAGCTATTTTGATAAGTTGTACCACCAGTCGGAATTTTTGTCTAAACTCAAACATGTAGATTACGAGAAACAAAATTCGTACCCTGCGGGAATGTTAAATTCTATTCTTCAATCATATGGCATGAACTCTGCGGATTTCTTTATCGATTCCGATGTTGTTCAGGCCCTTTTTCGGAGAGATGAAGATCGACTCTTTGAGAAGAGCCTGCATGATATTAAAAATGTTATTTATAAGAATATACACAATAATCTCATATCGATATATAAATCAAAGGGGACCGAAAAGGCACTAAGGAATGTTCTTCGGTGTTTTGGTATTGATGACGAAGTATTCAGGTTAAATGTTTATAATAAAAACGGAGTATATGAACTCAAAGATCATGAAAGGATAACAACGGAAAGAAAGAGGTTTGTTGACTTTTCGACGGCACAAACGGGAACGATTTTTCAAGCGACTTCATCTACGAGTATTTTAGGAGGAGAGCAAACCCCAAATATGTCGCAGGCCTATATTAATTTTAGTACTGCTGATTTTGGCAACTCACATACTTGGGAAGCAGGCGTCTTTTTTCCAGATAGAAAAGATTTCTTTGATCCAAATTTTATATCGGTATCGCAAGTATCGGCATCAGTTTTTGGCGTTACAAATGTGGGCTCATCCCCGTCCCCACTCACAACTCACACGGGCCAATATGATCAGAGGATAACCCTATATGCCGTTAAGGTGGATGATCTTGGTAACCCGGATATAAGATCAAAGAAGGCCAAGTTTGTTGTCAAAGAAGGGACAGGCACGGGAGATCTGGCAACGACTCCATTTACGTCTTCAATATTTGATCTATATGAAGGCACACATTGGAACTTTGCTCTTAGATGGAGCCCTAGAAATGACTGGGGACATCTTGTTGACGCGGCTTCCTCTATATCCAATTCACATCTTGCAAGTGGATCGGCGGAAAAGCCGGGGATTAATCCTGGCGGTGGTGGTTCAATACCGGATGTGGGTGGCCCCCTTGTCGCGGAGCCCACGGCTATATCCACGTCGGATCCCGTTACGGGTGCCCCACTTACCATAGATAGATCGTATAATATTGAATTATACGGAGTTCAAATGGACGCTGGAGAAATTGTTCGTGAGATCTCAGGGACAGTGTTTCACGCACCGCCGGTCACATCAAGTGTGAGCCTTGTAAGAGGGTATATAGGGGCTACAAGGACAGGACATACGGGCACGGTTCTAGCGCCTTCTGATGTAATGGTTAGAAATTTTAGGTGTTATAAAACATATGTTGACAACGATGAGGTGAAGCGGCACATATTGGATCCATTCAATTACGGCCTTAAAACTCCGTATTATAGCAATTTTGTGTTTAATGATAATCAAACATATTCTGAGTTTTTTCCAAGAACGGATTCCCTTGTTTTAAATTGGGATTTTGAATATCCTGAGGAAACTGATGAAGCTACTGCGTTGACTGGAAGTACGGCTACTATTACGTCTCCGCTCGGCCAGTATAATGAGGTCCTTGATATTTCGTCGGGGTCGTTAAAAAGGGTCGGCTCTCCGTTGCCTGGGCAGACAAACCCAGACAATATTGCGACTGAGCCCGTATATAAGTATCATCCGGGCCGCGCCGTTGGATTTGACTCCGGCTCTTCTCTGTTTAGAACGAAGTATTATCAAATGCTCGATTTAAATGTTCCCGGAAATTTACATGATTATGATCTAATCAATATTGAAGAGACAAATCCAAATACGTTTACCAAGAGAACTCGGCCCACAAATATGTTCTTCTCTATTGAATCAAGCATGTATGGGCTCATTTCGGAAGAAATGCTCCATATGTTCTCAACGATCCAACAGTTTAATAACTACATTGGAAACCCTGTCAATAAGTACAGAATCGAATATAAGGAACTTAAAAAGCTAAGAGAGATTTACTTTAGAAAGATAGAAAGGCAACCGGACTTTGATAAATTTGTTAATTATTATAAGTGGCTAGATTCGTCTATAACGTACTTGGTCCAGGATCTGTTCCCTGTCTCTGCTGAACACTCTTCTGATATTAGAACGGTAATTGAAAGCCATGTTCTAGAGAGAAACAAGTATCAGCATAAGTATACGAATATGATCTCGGGAACTTCTCGCGAACGGCAATTTGCCCCGACGGGTCATGGTCTTAGAGACAATCCAAATCTCAATTTCAATAATACTACAAAACTTCCGCCTCCTGTAGGCGGGGGGAACTCGTCGGCCCAGGGGCCGAATAATGATAATAGAGAAAATTCCAATGAAAACGATAGAGGCGGAACTAATTTTGCCGACGTTCGAAATTTTCATGTCACGCCGGATGGGACGTCCAAGGCTGGAATTACGGCGCTAAGGATTACAAAGGATGCGGCAGATCCTGAAATTACGTCTGGTGACGTTGGGGTTGATGCAACGCGCCAAGCGATTAGAAATTCTGCAAGGGTAGACTTGGGCAGGCGAACAACGGTGAACATGGCTTTTGTCACCAATATGAAGGGTGGTACAAATGCTCGTCGAAATCAGAACATCTTTGCCTGGACGGGCCTGCGGTTTGGAGATACAATTGTGGCCACGCCCTCGGCGACATCAAGCGCCCAGGAGAGGATTGATAACGAGGCAAGCTTTCCGGAAAGAAAGCAGAGAATAGAGTACGAGACTGTGATTACGGATAACGCTGGTGTCACGACGTTAACGACACAAAAGATAGCGCCTGGGGCGTATTATGAGACCAATAATACCGTTGATGTCGAGATAGTTGCCGACGATGGATCAACTGTAGGTACGGAGCTTGTAGCTCTTCATGAGGACGGCTATGCGTCACAATTAAATAATCCATATGAATCATCTCTGAATGGAAGCCCTTATATTTCTGATAAGGTCGGTGGGTTTTTTCATAGGCACCATAAAGTAGCTGCAACCGATAGGCGCGAAGGATACGTATTTACAAACGGCACCACATTTGAAAGAACGTTTGGTACAACTCCGGTAACACTTTGGAGATTTCCAAAGATAAAACGGCCACTGAGCATTCGCAATATCAAGACCACGGCGGACTCTGTGGGAAATTATAGCGCCTCATACGAGATTGCACAAATCGTTAGTGGGCGAAGAGAAAATAATCTGGCTGCTTCGGATGGAAGAGCCGTAGTAAGCTCTTCTTTCGCCGAGACGCCATTTTTAAACAACGGGCAGTCTGCTAGCTTTGGAACCACTGGATTGACCGAGAGAACGCTGGATGACGGGAATTATAATCGCAGCGTCTTTGTCCAAAGGTTCTCCTCCCCCGGGGATAAATATACGATGAGCGAGGGTTACCTGGATACGTATGCGGGCGAATATTCTGTATACAATTCTCTTAACTTTAGAAACTTGGTTGTTAGAACGGTTCTGCGTAATAACTTATCGGCGAAAACTGAAAAGTTTACATTGGACACCGGCTCAATACACGGCATTTATCAGAACCCACTGAAGGTTATTAAGTCTAGTTCCCTTGGAGTAGTCGCAACATCTAGCGTATTTGATAATTTCTTTGTTATTCATCCTATACCAAGAAGCGATTCACAGTATACATGGATTACGGGCTCCGCAATTCTACTACCTCTTGGATATCAAACGGGTTCCTTGGTTAATTCAAATCATTCTGGAATTGATTTTTTGAATGTATTACTAAAGACAGGCCAGGCACCCGTAGACTTTACTAGCCTGAATACTAGAGTGGTCGAAACATTTAATGTAACGGCATCCGTCCTAGGAGGGACTGATAGCTCTGAAGCCTTTGTAAACACAAAATTTGGCGTGCTTGGCGATCAACTCAACGCAAGGCTGTTGAATAGAAACGGGCCATTTGGATGGCCTATTTGGAAGCAAATCAGGTCGTCTCAGAACCCAGTAACAAGGTGGCAAAATAGAAACAACGTTCATTCTGTTAATTCTGTCATAGGCGCTGAGAACAGATTGGTTAATGATGGAAAAAATCTATTTTTGTCGTCCTCAGTTGTAACCGTCAAATACAGGCCGGTCCAGCATAGTGTTGAAACAAAGAAAGGTCCAGCGACGTATCGGTACACACATGCAGCCGAGAAAGACTTAACTCCACACCAAGTACTAGATGATGGTATTTATGATAAGAGAACTATGCACGATGTGTTGTTTGAATTGTATTCAGATACAAAAGTTCCGGAAGGTATAAATCCCGTTAAGTCTTTTAATTCTTTAATTTATAAAGAAGGAGTTTGGCCAAGAGAAGTAAACGCTCTTCGCAATACAACAAGGACTAGAAAAAAATATATTTCACCATTTTGGAAAGATAGCAGGGACGCAAGGACGACTACCACTAAGGTTAACTCGTGTGGCATTGCTACGGCGTCGAGTATTTGGCCGCTGGATGCCGATTCGGATTGGACCATCGGGACAGCGACGGCAGAAACGGGAAACTTGACGTATAACTTTGCGAGTGGAACAAGGGGAGAGTTGTTAACTTTTGATGGTTCTCCGGCATATGCCGCCACCCGCCTTCAATATGTGACTAATATTGGTGCGATTAAGGATTGGGATATATACACTACAATGCCTCTAAGGCTCCCCTCTCTTGAGATAGCGGATAACCCATCGAGGAATCCTTACCATAATAACGAGAGGGATTTTGAGAGAAATACCAAACTAGCCGGCCAGGGCATGTCGGTGATTCCGGAGTTCTCATTTAGCAAGATCTTGGACAATCCGGAGATTGATCCAGCACAAGGAATTGGTAATTCTGTATTAAAAGATTTAATAGTGTTTACCTTAACTGGTTCCTTCAATATTGCGTTTAGTGATTTGGCAAGCACCACAAAGGGCCCGGAATTCCTTGGTTCTTATTTATTAACGGATCCGGTGCAATTTGCACCAAGTGATTACGGCCCTACTAGTCAAGTAAGCCTAACGTTCAGGGCCCTAAAGAAATTTAAGCCGTATGATGGATTTTATCCTGCCGAGAGAGTGCTTCAATTGTCTTCCATGTTATCTTCTTCTATAAAAGATATTGTGACCTTAGCGGGTCCCCAGAGGACAGCTAGAACGATGATACAGCCGTTTACTTCTCCGGGTATCTTATTGAATTCTATTAAGTCTGGAATCGCGGTAGACTATCCTTTAGTAACGTCGTCGGTTGTTGCGTATAACGCCGCGCTAGCGCCGACTAGCGGCTCGCTTTTTGGTACGCACCTTATAGAGTACTCTGCTACGCTAAACGGCGGTACGGGCCTAAGGAGACTTCCGTTTGAGGCTCTTAGAGATCCGATCCCATATTTGTTTCCGCTTGGGAGCACTGGATGGCATGATAATTCGGCGGGCCCGGAATACTTAACGAATTCAACTGCTTCAATTACACAAGCAAAAGTTGAGCATAGAACAATTCTGTATACTAAGGCGATAGATAATTTTGAAACTGAAGTTGAGTATATGAATCTTGAAGGTGGCGGCGCTGAAATTTTATTCCCTGCGGAAAGAAAATGGAATTCTTTTGAAGTGAACGAAACCTATAAAGGCAGAATTTCTTTAATGTCTAATGATTTTTTGAGTTGTGGTAACGTTGGGGGATATGGACCAAACTTTCTTTATACAAATATAGGAGGTCTAAGAGAGATATTTAATCCATTTGTGCCTTCATTTGTTGAAGCGGCTCGCAAATTAGATGAGTCATCTGCATATAGCGTTGAAAATAATCATGTTGAATTAACATTTATACCGTCATCTTCTAAGCCGACTGTGCATGATGTATTGGGTACTTCCACAAGAACATTTAAGGATTGGAGAACTTTGGACGCGATAGGAACAGTCACGGCCCTAGCAGATGTTCAAAGAGATCTTATGGCCATCACTGCGTCTTTGAATATAGATGAGATTGTAGTTGATCCAGGCACACAGGTTACGGACGATAACAGAATAACAACTGTAGACGATGCACAAACAAGCGATAAAATTTGGAGAATTAGGCCGAAGTGGCAGACGCCCGCCATTAATTTTGTCAATGTACTGAGAGACCTGCAAGCGGCGGGAGCATCTGGAGACTTACTTGAGTTACACAAGAATCAGACAAGCATATGGACAACCGCCGGAGAAGTCCCATCTAAGAATACAAGCAACGGGGTCTTCATGATTCTTGATGAACCAAATGATGGTTCCAAATCTCTATGGGATGCAATTGGTATTCCAAGAGAAGACAGAAGAAAGAGGATTGGCGAGGTAAGAGAGTCTTTTGAGATCAAAGAGGCGGTTGTTGCGGTTCCGATGAGAATAGATCCGGTAACGCAGGACATCTTATTTTTTAATTTATGCGAGGATCATCATCTATATGAGCAGACACGGGAAGCATTGGGGGAGTTCTTATTCCCGCCAAGATTTGACTTTGCAAGAAATCCCCAGTTTTCACCGGTTGTTATGCACGTATTTGAGTTTTCTACGGAGTTGTCAGAGGTTGATCTATGTGCCATATGGCAAAATACAAATGTTAACCTTGGAAGGGATGACAACTTTGAGATTAAAGAAAAAACAATTGTAGATTTAACTACTTTTGATGATATGGAATTTACGGATGAGATTAGATGGATGATATTCAAGGTGAAACAAAGGGCAATAGTGAATAAGCGGTCCATAACTGAATTTGGCCAAGAGGTGGGACAGGACTTAACATCTAAATATTCCTATAATTGGCCTTATGATTATTTCTCCTTGATTGAATTAGGGGAACTTGAGATAAGCCTAAAATTTGGAGAAGATACGCGAACAACCAAGATGAAACCGCTACAAAACATATTAATCGATTCCAAATCTCAAGCGAAGATAGATGAGAAACAAGAACAAAAATCGGAAGTTTGCGGTATGAAACAAGAACAAAAGACAAGAAAGAAGAAGGCGGCAGCGCGGGAAGCTGAATCGGTTACGAGAGGTAGAAAGTAATGGCGGAATTTTTTAATAGGAAAGAAGAAGTACTGGACATAAAGTTAACAAAGCACGGCGAAAGGTTATTGCGAGACGGCAAACTAGACCCGGCTTATTATGCTTTTTACGATGATGACATAATTTATGATGTTAGGTATGCGTCCGCCACTAGCTCCAATTCCCAGAGAGGCCTCCAGCTAGAAGAACAGAGCGAAGCGACGGAAAGAATTTTTGAGACACCCAGGCTGAAAGTTTTTCATAAAACACCGCTAAATCAATCAACGTATGATGTTGGGGACTATGGAGGCTTGGATTACCAAGAGGAGGTATGGAAATTAAAGCCCTTTTTTGGAGGAGAGCCTGAACTTGGAGGAGAGGGTCCACCGGGATCAGAACCAGAAACAGGCGAACAAGAAGAGATATGCTTTGACCCTATTAAGGGAGTCCCGATACAATGCGACGAAGAAGATGCGTTTAGAATGCCGGCCTCCGTAACGCAAAGATTTGAACGCGTTGTTGTTAGAGATTTCGAAACCAGAACGTTGTCGCTTTCCGCTCTTGGGCTTCTTGGACTACAGGGCTCCACGAGGCTTGGGAACTCTTCGCTTCATTCTGATTTTGCGCCTGCGTGGGATGTAAAATTACTGACTAATGAAATTAGCGGGGCGGTTACGTATTTCCCAAACCAGGCGGAGTCGTTCCAGATTGGGATTAACGAGCAAATACCACAGATAGATATAGAGGTAAAATCATTTTTAAACATAGACACTTTTGAATTCGAAAGGATCGATGATCTTGTTTTCTCTGCATTGGAAACTAATGGAGTCTTTGAAAAAGAGAACTTGGATATAGAGGTCTACATGGTGGATGAATCTGGCTGCATTAAAAAAGATCTGACGGATGATGAGATTACGGATCTTAAAGCAGGATATGTGCTTAAAAATCCGGCTGCGTCAGCGTCAGAGCAAGATGCGTTTATTGATTCGCTTGCTTACGAAGGCCATTCATGCCCCGAATATAAGCAATTATTCTTTGCGGATCCGAGTGTACTTGGGGAAACTTCCTTTAACCTGGGTGCTAATTACGTTGAATATTGGTTTAATATTTTTGTAGATGATCAAATAGACACTAGTTTTGTGAAGCTAAAACCGACGCAGGTATATAGCCCGGATAACATAGAACCAGAGAAGGAATGTTGAGATGAGTTTCCCTAGATCAATTGTTGAAAAAATTATATTAGATGACCATACGGTGTCTTGTATTTTTTCGTTCTTTTCACAACCGAAAAAAAGAAAGCTTCCCTGGATTTTCGATAAAAGCTATGTGAAAAACTTGAGAATGAAGGTCGTATTGGCGTACAATAATAAACAAGTACAAAACTTCGTAACGAAGATAACTGACATGCGGACATTGGATGACTTAGAATATTTGCTATTTGTAACGGAAACAGGTGAATTTTACAGGCCGGGGCTTCCATTTCACGAACACACTTTTAATAGCCCCTCTCCGGAAGATGGCTATGTTGGCTTCATGGAGGGCGCAAGTCACCATGGGACTGGGCAAAGGAAACTAACAAGATACAATGTAAAAGACTATATTTCGATAGAAGATCACTCTCTGGAGAGCCTTTTCTTTCTTAATAAAAATGACTTCGTTAAGTATAAAATAAAGAGCGACGCTTCTGACAGGTTTACGTTTAAAGTCCCGGCCCAGGCGAATGTGAGGCTTCCGGTCCCGGCGGACAAGGTAGAAAGCTTAGCCTTGTGCACGTTTGTATACAGTAGCATAGGCAGGCAGCGATTTAGCAAAGATTATTATGCTGCGATTGACGGTCATCAGCCGGCCTCGAAGGTTGTCAACAACAACCTGCTAATGGACCTTTTAAGAGCGTCTGGGACGCCATTTAAGACTGGACCGCTGTCGTCTATACCGGGAGACTCTGATACGGCGATAATGGCTGAAGATCTGTACGGTAGTATACAAACGATTAGTCCTCTAAAAATATCAAAAATGCCCGATTTTAATAGTATCGGAGGAATATTTTCAATTAATATTAAAAACTTACTTAGGAAGCATACAAATTATGACTCTCTGGTGGAAAATGAGAGTTTGCTAAGAGAGTATTTGTTGTTTTCGGACAGTATGCGGATTAGAATTGGGGTTGAAAGAGTCCCTCAAACGGGAGGAGGGATTTTAGTATCTGAAAGTATTTTCAATGGCAACGAAGAGGGCTTGTCTGATCTGTCGGGCAATGGAAATAAGCTTGTTCATATTGACTTAGATAACAATCCACACCATACAAAATCTTTTTATTTTATTGATTCAAGAGTTAGCTATGATGGAATAGGCCCCGAAGAGAAATGGAGATATAAAATAAAGCTAACGATACCAAATAGATTTGAAGAGTACCTAAATAAAAAAGTTGAAGAGGCAGACAAGTATGTTCTCTTGTTGAATCAGGTTTTGGAACACATACAAGAATCGGGGGCGTACAGAGATAAACTTCAAATAATAGGAAACGAGATGATCAAAGACCTGGAGAGTGAATTATCATTAAACCAGATAATCAATTTTATTAAGGGCGTTATAATAAAAATTTTGCCGATTAGAGATTCGCGCTTGAATTTTATTAATGTAATGAATTCTTATACTATTTTAGGCATTGACGACTTGCAGAAAATGGCTAATATCTTAGTAAACATTTCTAAGTACCTGGGGACGTTTAAATTAAAAAAGGATCGATCTGTTATAAATGAGAAAAATGAACGTAATTATGTTGATAACAACAATTTAAATGAGATAGTAATTGAGCATCTTTATGAAGAACAGTATGTGCCTTATAGGTTTAACTCGGGCTTTAACTTTGTTGCTGGGAACGCCGAACCAGTGATTGATTCTAATATTCTTCTAGAGAGGTTTTCGAATGAGACGAATAGGTTGGCTGGGAGTGATAATGAGGGGTATCTGTCAGTCCTTAGTACAGCCTTGGATGGAGAGGTTATTCAGGGGTTTAATGACACCCCCGAGAATGAAAATTTAGCGTTGGCAAAGATTATAAACTATAATGTTAATGAAAGCTTTGAAGAGGGAAATTCTCTTCAGGAAGAGATCCAGGTAGTGATGTCGAATCAGGGATGCATGCTTGTTGATCGAACAAACCAGCATCTGCTTGATCAAAGCCCTGGAAATCTATCAAGGCAAGATCAAAATAAAACCACGGCCCAAGACTTATATGGAAAAATGAACCCAAGGCAGTTTTTTAAAGACTTTACGTCGGAGAAGCAAAAAAGAAAGAAGATAGAAAGAGATCGTGATTTTGAATTATTTAATGATTTAAATATTGCAATGATTTTCTCAAGAAATAATTTATCAAGAGTAGACTTTGGAGAAATAACAAGAGGCATGACAGCTAGCCCTCCTCATCTTACAAATTTAAATGGTATATTAAATTTTACAAATTTTGCGTCTGTAGTTTTTAGACGTAGAAACCTGGTAAGGGTTGAGTATTTGGATAGAATTACAGATGGAGGTAACACCTGGACCGTTTTAACTCGGGAGGCGTTAACAACACTAAGAAGCAGAAAGGGGATGCTGTGTCGTTTGGTCTCTTTGCCTCCTGTTAAAAACACCGACTTGCCTATTTATAGTGAGTATTTCTATGTATATAAAGGTACGGAAGAGTCTGTGACAACCTTGGACACTGTTTTAACTCCCACCCCGAGAGGGGCGGAAGCAGTGGTGGCAGAACTACCGGCTGACGCAGTTGTTGAAGAAGGAGCCCTTTCAGGCATAGCCGAGGAATTATACTAATGCCGCATTTAAAAGAAAACAACCTACAGTTTGTGTTCTCCTCTCACTATAAGAACAGAAGATTGGCGACTGCTCTAGAGGCTATAGGGGCGGATATGTTTAGGAAGTATACTGGCCGAATATGGAGTTCGGATAATGTAAATTATCATGGAACGTATGAGATACCCGATAGTGCGGCAAAGCTAGGGGAAGATTTTATTAACGCGGATGAAGCGCAATCAATGGCATACTTATCTGCCATTCATGGAACAAATTATGAGCTACTGGGGCATGAGACTTACTCCAACAGAAAAAACAACGCAGAATTGCCTTCTGTTCTAAATGTTATAAGGGCTTCGGAAGATATGTCAGAGCCTGGCCTACCGCAAGAGTTTATTGAGGAATTTGAAAGTGAGGATATACGGAATCGGTTTCCGCATATTGAAGTGGGTCCTGCGGCCCCTCTAACAGAGCTAGATCCTGATTTCGATCCAGATGTGCCTAAGAGAGTTGAAAGAGTCACCTATTTAGCTGCCCATCCGGATATGAATAAGTTTGACTATCGGCCATTTACGCCCATAAATGAAAAAGAAAATAACTTTTATACGGACATGTACGATTTTTTTAAAACCCCGGTTGTAGGAGAAGAGGTAACAGTTTTTGATGAGAAGGGCTTTCCGATCGTCATACAGCCGACGGTAGAGCAACTAATCAAGGACTTGGTTAATTTTAGACCAAATGAAGAATTTGATGATTATAATTTTCTTATTGATAGGCCTTTAGATAGAAGCTCATATGACATATTGTTTGAAATAGGAGAGGTTGATCCGTCAACGTCAGTTCCCGATGACAACGACGTTGAATTCGCTCCAGAAATAACGAATTTGTTTCCTATAGATGAAATCGATAGGTACAATTATTTCTTAGATGATTATGAGTTCTTGATTGCAACCAAGCCGGAAATCCCGGAACAGGTGTTGCCGAATATATATTTAATGTCTCTTGTTGCAACGGACAATGTTGTCTCGGAGGACCTAGAAGAGATTATTTTTGATGACGATGGCAATCCATTTTTAAACCAGACTACGTATAAGGATTCTGAGACGAACTTTGATAGATTTATTACACTAGATGGGTTTATACAAGCGGCGGATAGTATATCGAAGGCAACGATGAAGGAGTATTATAAGCAATACGCTGAAAACTATACTAAAGTTACGCTGGATTTTGCGGATAAGACGGCGATGGCACAATACTGGACCTCGGCAAATATGAAGATGTTTGATGAGAGTGCACTTTTTAATACCAAATTAAGTACGATACCGTATTATACGATGTTCAGAATCCCCAGAAGAGTAGATGCAAAAGAACATTTGTGGCCATCTTTATTTAATAAAATAGTTGGTGAAGGAGGTCTTGCATTCCAATGGGATATTTTGGATCAGAATGGTTGGGAATACCTATGGGGAGATATTCAGACAAGCCTGATAACCGCTCTTGTACAGAAATTGTCGGATAGGGCGGAGTACTCCGCTATACTTGAAGACTTGGAGTTTAATGGAGAGGTGGTTGATTTTTGGGAAAATATAGAGCAGGCTGTCCATATTTTCAATAAGATCCAGGGATCTGAATCGGGGGTACCTCATTATTATATTCATCATGGGCCGCGAATCCTGGAGAGTTCCAATGTTTTGTACGACGTAATACGCGAAGGAAGCTTCGTTTCTCCGGTATTTACGGATTGGTTCAACGAAGACACAATTTTTAGTCTCTTGGAAAGCGCAACGGACAACCCATTACTTGGGGGGGTTCCGAATATATTCTAATTTTATATTTAGTTGAGAAGATACGATGCCCGATATTAAAGACGCAAATGAAAACATCGCAGCGATAATAGCTGAAGAAATAGAGCAATATTATGGAAAAGCCCCAGGGGGCGGTTCTGATTTTGAAGGCGTTCCCACTAGAACCTTTAAGAGGATTTTAAAGGGGGATTTGGCCCTTAACGAGACTCTATTTTATGAGCTTCAAAAATACGATCAGAACAATAAACTGCTTCAGAAAATCTTTTTGCCCGTGGGGCCATTTAGACAGTATACAGAGTTCTATGATTCTCAGGTAAAGTATGGAAAGTTTTATAGGTATAAGATTTTCGCCTGGCAACTAATCCATGGGACTAGGTATAAATATAGAAATATTGAGGCCGGAACCATTAAGGGCGTTGGAGCCTCAATTCCGGCGCTTAATTCCCTATTTGGAGAATTAAAAACATCTTTTTCTAAGCTTCAAGACGTGGCCAATAATGGATTTTTCTTTTTCGAACAGAATATAAAACTAAGCTCTGGAAAATTTAAAAACTTTGCGACCGAGATGAATGGGTTTATGCGCTATTTGGTGGGTTTAGTAGAGAACCCTTCGACCACTTCACAGTCTGTGTGGTGGAGAACGATTGACAATCCGGGTAATATTGGTTTATGGCCTGATTTCGTAGAAGGTTGGGCATCGGAAGGTCCAATCGAAGGGCTGGCAACAAATATTAATGATGGCTTCCTATCCGCTGCGGCGGCCTTTTGTCTGTTGCCGCTAGATCCACCACCCTTCCCGGAAGAAAAATCTCAATCTAGAGCCGCATGGATAAAAGAGTTTATCTCGGAGGGTAATTACTCCTATAATCAACTTATTTCTGGAAAACAGAATTTGGGAAAGATTGTGCAGATGCTTGATGCTCAAGTGGGATCTTTTCGATCTATACATGAGATGATGGCCGCTCCGTTTAGCTCAGCGACATGGGGTGAGCACTATATTGAGAATATAAACCCGGAAAACGCCCAGCAAAACCTGATAGGCAGGATCAACTCCTCAGTGCAGAGGCACATGAAAGGTATCGAAAATTTTGATTATGAGCCATTTGGAAATCCCATAGGCGCGGATTATTCGTATATGCACGATCAGATCGCTGTTAAGATCCGCACTCTTCTCGACAGTGCCATGAACCCGAATCAGGCTTTCCAGCAAGAGGTAGTCTTGGTTCTTAAAGACTTGTACTACCAGTTCCTAAATGCGCTTGAGTGCCATGAGATTGAACCGGAAGAGGATGATGGAATTGTCAAATTTGAGTTTGAGGTGGTTACTGAACCGTCAAACAAAATCTTACGAGTTCCCATTTATACGTCAGAAATTTATGTTCTTGACGATCCTCCGATAACTCCGAAAGTAGAAATCTCTCCGGTAAAGGGAAACAACGGGAAGATACTAATATTATTTGAAGAAATAATAGGGGAATATTTTGCACCTCCGATATCGATTGAACCCGAAGACTCTGAAATATTTGGAAGGCTGGGAGAAAGAGCAAGAGTGGAAGGAAACTACAATAATGGCCTTCTACTGTTTAAAACAAACCATGAGACGATAGATCCCGAAATCACGGAGAACGATCCGGAACGCGCTGCCAGGATGGTGGTGACCAATAGACTCCATGAGACCTATGGATTCGAAATATTTAGAATAGGTCCCGATCCTACTGGCATAACTCCCGTGCCCGAAAAGTATTCTGATTTTAGTGGTAAAAAAATTGGGGTAGCCAAATATCAAGAAAGTCTAATATTTGAAGACGACACACTCTTGCCCAATACAAAATATTATTACACATTTCGTTCTGTTGATTTCCATGGAAATGTTTCAAATCCGACTATCGTATATGAAGTCGAGCTAGTTGATGATTATGGCTTGGTGTATTTATTGGTTAAGCCACTAACAATACTAAAGATTAGTGAAGCATGGCATCGCTCAATGCAAATGATTGCTCGCCGCTCCCATACGGGGCTCCCTGTGCATTTACCGATCGACAAATACTATATTCCTCCCATGAACAAGTATAAGACGGCCCGACAACTTGCACAAATAGTTCCGGCGATAGGGCACTTTAATGTGGCTGACCCCACTACTTTTTTTGGGGACCTCTCTGTGTTTGCTTCTCTTGGAGGCTCTCAAGGGGCTCCGGTGGGCGGTGGAACTGATAATATATCGGACTTTTTTGCTCAGTGGATGAAAACGCAGCAAGAAACACAAATTCATATGAAACTGGAGCAGGCGCTTGCAGCATTTGCCGCAGGGGAGCAGTGGCCGGCACCGATATTGAACGGCCCCGGCTCAGGTTCTCCAAGTGAAATATATCTTCTTCTTCTTAAATTTGTCGAGTGGCTTCAGAGCGAGCCGGGGGGAGCAGGCCCTGCTATAGCGCAAACAATTAATGATTCACTACTAATAGATGCTATTTCTGCTGAAGAAGAAGTCCCTGCATGGTACGACCAGGGAGCGCTCACTATCACCGGAGGAGGGCTGATAGGGGGTGAAGGACCATCGCTACAGGTTCTTGAGGCACTTGATACGTTTGAAGAGCAGCAACAACAGAAAAAGGATCTTCTAGGAGTAGTTGAGAAAATTAAAGAGTTGGCTGCCAATGCGGGAGAACACATTCCAAAGTTTAACCCCGAACTATTTGGTAAGAAATTTAAGATAAGAGTAAGTTCAAAAAACTCAGGTAAAAAGTTTGACTTAAATATTTCTTTCCCAAGGATAGAGATAAGAACAAAGGACTCAATCAATACGGATATTCAACTGAAACCATCTGTACCGAAGGAACTGACATCTAAGGGGAAACAGCTAGTGATTGTTGGGACCGGGCGAGATTAAAATGAAGCGACTATTTATACTTAAACAACTATTTATAACAGCCTACAGGAGATAATTAATGGGTTTCTTGGATAACAGCGGGGATATCATCCTCGACGCCGTTTTGACCGATGTGGGACGAAGAGCATTGGCAAAGGGTGATGGAAGTTTTAATATTACACATTTTTCTTTAGGGGATGACGAGATCGATTATTCCTTATATAATACGGATAACAATCCTGGTACGGAAGACATTGACATTAGAAAAACCCCTATTTTGGAAGCAATCACTGATTCAAAGACGGCACTTAAATATAGGTTAATGACTCTATTAAACACTGAGTTTGTATATTTGCCTGTTGTTAGGCTTGCGAAGTCTCTTTCTACTCAAGGTGGTGATTTTAATAATAATGGATATTTTGTTGTTGCTGTCAATGAGGAGACCTCTAATCAGCTTGTATCCGACGGGGCGGATAAGAACCCCGGGGTTATTTTAGGGCATACAACGCAGGCTGCGACCAACTCTCTAATTGAAATCCACCAAGGCATCGAAACGGATATGGGAGATCCCAATAATCTGCAAGCTTCACTGAGCGAGACTTCTTACAATGTATTTGTAGATACTAAATTTGTTCGTTCATTAGTTGGCCAAACCGGCGGAGCGTCGCCTGCGACTATTAATTCCGATGGAATTGGAAAAATATCTGTCGGTTCGGATCTGATCAGCAATCTGTCCCCGTCGGAGAAGTCTCCCGTCATTAAGGGGCCACCGGGAACTAGACTTAGGTTCTCTGTATTTCCCACTCTTAACATTAGTGGAAATTCTAATTTTTATTTTACACAGCTAGGAAGCACACAAGTAATCAGTACGACTACGTATCTTACATTAGATACTAATATTAAGATTGTTGGTAGAAAGACAGGTTATCAACTTACGATACCGATAAGATTTATAAGAAAGCAATAGGATAGGTAAAGAATGGGTTCATTTGTTAAGCCTCTTGGGGCGCAAGATAAAATAACAACTAAAACAAACTTATACGAACTAATCCCGGTTACAGGGACGGTTGTGTCTGCCACATATGAAGAAGGCAGTGGTGTAAAAGACCTGGTTGAGACAAACATCAAGAACTATAGCCACGGACTATTCCAATCCGTGTTCGATTACCCGTATGCAAGTTCGTCGGCGAACCATATTTTCGATATTACGGCGGGGCATGCGTCCTCATCTTGGACAACGGGGACAACATTTCAATATAATCGCTCTGACAAGATTCGAATGTATAATGAAATGGCTGCGCAACTTATGGGATACGATGCCGATGGCAATCTAAGAAGATTTGATCTAGATGGTAATTTGGCCACTGGAACGAAGATTAATGAAGCCTTCTTTATGAACTTTGCTAGGCTTACCACAAAGGATGAGATACGTCGGGGTACGTTTAAGCTAGATATTAATATTTCTGGAACCATGACGGCTTCGGCAGGAAGATTCTTTAGCGCGAGTTTTGGCAATGCGGCCATTGTTAGGGTCTGGGATGACCACGCTTCGCCAACTAAAGTAGATCCGGAATATTTTACGAACTCTCCCGCTGGCGAATATGGGGTGCTGAGGATTTCTGGCACTAATGATAACGGAACCGGACTACAACACACGAAGTCGGTTGGCTTGGTGTTCTATCAGGCGGGGGTAGCCGTATTGGATACGGAGTTGTTTGGTGGACCTGGCACTGACTCACGGCCCGCTCTTGAAGTGTCTGCATCTGGGCTTGGAGGTTTCTCAAGAGGATATTTCCATAACGATGTTCCAAGCGCTGCTGCCCTTGGCGCTGCCGGTGAACCTCCTGCGGGTGGACCCGGAACCGTTAGCGGCTCTCTTATGATCAGATATCAGAGCGTCACGGGAGCGGCAAACTTCCTCAGGACATGCATTAGTAATGTAGAATTCCAGAATATAACTGAGTTGAATTCAACTATCTATAAATGCGCTGCTAATCACACTGAATTTAATTATAGCACGAATCCAACGTATTTAACGGGAAGTAAAATTAGGGTCAAGAATAGTGCGGAGGATAATCCTGCTAGCTATATAACTACTATTGGTCTATATTCATCAAATGGAGAATTGATGGCTGTGGCGAAGCTTTCCGAGCCAATCAAGAAATCGCCAGAAACGGATCTAATTCTTAGAACACGCTTGGATTTCTAAAAATAAATTCATTAGTCGGGTCTTTTAGAATCGGTTTACTATTTATATACATGGGAAACTATGAAAATAGGTGCGTTGTCTGCGAAGAAGCGTTCTCCGCAAGAATTCCACATAAAAAAACTTGCTCAAAAGAATGCCGCAAGAAGCATCAGATAACTCTTCGTAAAAAAAGATCTGGTTCCGATAAGTTTGTTGAAATTAAGTGCTATGCTTGCGATACTTTATTTATGCCCAAGAGAAAGGCACATACTTATTGTTCTAAAAAATGCAAAAAACATGCCGAGTATCTTCGCTTAAAGCCGCTGATGGCAAAAGGATGCATCCAGTGTGGTAAAGGGTTCGAAACTCGCAAGGAGGCAACAAAGTATTGCTCTCAGGCGTGTGTAAACCACACTATGGCTAATCCACCAGTAACCAAGAACTGCGAATGGTGTAATGAAGAGTTCACGGTACCCTTTATTATTCGACGCAGAAGGTTCTGCTCTAAGAGTTGTTCAACTAGTCATATGAATGAAAATAGGGATGAGGCGGTATCAAAGAGGGTTGGGAGAAGACTAAAAGAAGCTTATGCATCCGGGAGATTAATTCACCCGTTCAAGGGAAGAAAACACACACAAAAAACAAAAGACAAGATTAGTCGATATCATATTGAAAATGGAACATCAAAAGGCAAAAACAATCCCATGTATGGCAAAAAACACACAGCTAAAACAAAAGAAAAAATAAGCAAGACTAGGGCGGAGAGGATAATAAACGGAGACTACGCTAGCTGGTTCCACAAGGGAACTCATTTCTCCAAGAAGCTCAACAAGGGAGTTGTCTTTCGGTCTTCTTGGGAAGAGCGCGCCTTTAAATCTTTAGATGTTAATGATAATGTTATAGATTATGCGCCTGAGCCATTTTCATTGGAATACCACTATGTACAAAAAAGAAATTATATCCCAGATATCCTTGTGACCTACAAAGACGGAACGCAGAAGCTTATCGAGATTAAACCGGAGTATTTCGTGGGCGATAAAAAGAACCAAGCCAAGTTCAAAGCAGCCAAGAAATTTTGCAAAGAGCGCAACATTATTTTTGAGGTCTGGACCGAAAAAACTATTAGGGGCTTAACTACTTAGTATTAGTGGAGTAGGACATGTTTTATAAGTTCAAGCGAAACGACGTATTAAAGAATATAGTGAGGACTCACCCCAAGTATGAGATATTCTCTTGGTCTGGCTCCTTGTATATAAACCAGAAGCAGACTGCGGCAACAACTCCAATTGGACCCCCTCTTGTTTCGGGTAGCTCCTTAAACCTATATGAGTACAACGTTGTATCTCAGTCTACAATTATAGTTGCTTTGGGCGAAGGCTCGGAGTTTGAGAATGTTGTTGTTAGTAAGGATACCGATGGAACAAACACAGTTCTTCCTCAGAGAGGAGAATATCCGTTTACGGCCTCGGTGAAGCGCTTTTTATATGTGCCCTCTAGGTTTTCTGATTATTCGTCATCCTTGATTGTCGGAGATCCTAATTTTAGAAAGTTGAATCCGATGGAGTTTTCAGGGGCACTGATGCGCAGAGCGCTAGGAAACACGATGGATTTTTATAGGCCATATGGTCCACAATATATGGCCAACCATAATGACCTTGACCAGTTGGCGACGCAGTTTGATCCAGATGATACTGCATTTCCGGTGACAAACAATTTAATTGATGTACCGAAGATCTTTTATGGCGATAGCCTTAGAAAGGGCAGTGTAAGGCTCAAATATTATATCTCTGGAACCAAGATAGCTGAAGCGCATGATCTCTATCATAATGGGGATCTTATTCAAATAAGTGGAAATCAGGCGGCTACGGTACCGCTTAGTTCGACAGTTGGAGTGGTCTTATATAATGAAGGAATCATTATATTGAGCGGCTCGTCGGACCCAAAAAGGACAGGCTATAAGCTATCTGAGAATGATGACAATAAAGACTTTTATAAGAGAGTCGCTGGTGACGCTGGCGGTGGGGTTGGAGGAAGCGGCAGTCATATTACGGACTGGCCTCAATGGCAATACTTCTTTAACGGAGTGGGGCCGGATCGAACATTCTTACAGTCAGCAGGACCTATGCAGGCTGAGATCTCCAGCTACCAACTTGAATTTGAGGGCGTGCATGAAGTACCTGCGTTGACGATGTTCGCGCACGCACCGAAGACACATCTAAATCATTCAAATAACCCCACCTATTTGGCGTTTAGCCAGAGCCTATACCCAACGAGCACGAACATATACGCTTTCCAGCAGAACGAAGTCGCACGAATACAAAACACTGTTTCTAGCTCTTTTCATAACGTATCTGGAACATTCCAAAAACAGACATTTATTTCAAATGTAGCAATTTTTGATAAAGATAGAAATCTAATAGGGGTTGCGAAAGTGGGGACACCTGTTCGCAAGACTGAAGAACAAGATTATACCTTTAAGCTCACGCTAGACACATGATTCTAGGATTGGACGTAAGCACCAGCGCCACTGGCTTTGCGATAATAAGTCGCGATGGCGAACTTGTATATTCCAATTATGTTGACACGAGAAACAGGCGCAAATATCCGGACATATTTGATGTATGTGAGCAAATCAAAGGAATGCTAACAAAAATCAAAGAAGAATTCGAAGTCGAAAGGATATGCATTGAAGAGTCTCTCCAGTCGTTTAGAAGCGGGTATTCATCTGCGAATACAATTGCGGTTCTTTCTAAGATTAACGGGATGACGTCACTTATGTGCTTCGAGATTTTTTCAATCAAGCCGGAGTACGTTAATTCTGCGACAGCCAGAAAGCTCTGTGGTATAAAGGTTCCCAAGGGAAAGGACACCAAGAAACATGTTTTGGAGCATGTCTTGGGAGCCGAACCCAGTTTTGTTATAGAGTACACAAGAACGGGGACGTATAAGCCGTACTGCTATGATAAGGCTGATGCCTATGTCGTAGCAAAAAGCGCTTGGAAAGAATGCAAGGAAGCACGGTAAAACTACAGGTTCTATCGCGGATCTTAGGAAGGTATAGGAAGCAGAACCAGGAGTTTCTGTTCTCGTGCCCTACCTGCGAGCACCGCAAAAAGAAACTATCTGTAAATGTGGAGAAGAATAAGTTTCAGTGCTGGACATGTGGATTCTCTGGAAGCACATTGAGTGCAATTGTTAAGAAATATGGAGAACCCAAGGATAAAAAGGAATGGCTAGAAGCCGGTGAAGTTGTTGATATCAACGATTTTTATAAGATCTTTGAAGAGGAAACCGAGAAAAGAGAAGAAGTCGTCCTTCCGGAAGAATACATATGCCTAGTAAATGAAGATGTTCCCAGATCTGCCCTGATGGCTAAAAAATATCTTAAGGAAAGAGGGGTAACCCGGGACGATATCTTGCTAAATAAGATTGGATATTGTGCAACTGGCGAATATGCAAGAAGAGTTATCGTACCCTCTTTTGATATTGAAGGAGAAATTGATTATTTTATAGCAAGAAGCTATACGGGAGACTTTTTAAAGTACAAAAATCCAAAAGTTAGTAGGAATATTGTCTTTAATGATTTGTACATTAACTGGAATGATGATATAGTGCTGGTCGAAGGTGTGTTTGATGCCATTAGGGCCGGATATAATACCATACCTTTATTGGGTTCTACTTTGAATGTAAATTCTGTGCTGTTCTCTAAGATTGTTAATAATGATACCGGGGTTTATTTGGCTCTTGACCCGGATGCCCACATAAAAGAGAATAAAATCGCTATAGAACTCATGAAATATGGGATTGATGTATATAAAATTGAAATCGGAGACTATGAGGACGTAGCGGAGATGCCTAAAGACGTCTTTGAGCGGAGAAAAACGGGCGCCCAGCGCCTAGACAGAGAGGGGTGCATGCTGAACTACGTTTTTTATGCGTAAAGGGGCTAGAAGTGAGAATTGCGCACATAGCAGACATTCATATTAGGAATTATAAGTATCATAAGGAGTATAAGGCTGCTTTTGAAGACTTATATGTCAAGTTACGCGAACAAAGGGTGGATTTAATCTGCCTTCTTGGTGATATAGCGCACACAAAGACAGATATATCGCCGGAATTTGTCAAAATGACATCAGATCTCTTTATCGAGCTAGGAAAGATCGCTCCAATGAAGATTATTCTTGGAAACCATGATCTTAATTGCAAGGCTAAGGCTCGTCTGGACGCTATTACGCCCATAGTAGACGCATTGAATGATAAAAACATTGAATTGTGGAAGTATTCGGGAATTAGAAAGTGTGGTTCTTACTTAAACAATGATAAAACTGTACTTCCTGTTAACTTTAATGTTTTTTCTATTTTAGATCCTGAAAACTGGACAAGACCGGAAAGCGGAGCCATTAATATTGCTTTATACCACGGCTCGATAAGCGGATGCACAGTTGACAACGGGTGGGTCATGGAAAATGGGGATAATAATGTTGAGTGTTTTGAGGGGCACGATCTAGTACTGTTGGGAGACATCCACAAGAGGCAGAATATGGACAAAGAGGGTAGAATCGCCTATCCGGGGTCCTTAATCCAGCAAAACTTTGCGGAGGACCGCGAAAAGGGGTTCTTAGTCTGGAATATTAATAGTAAAGACAATATAGTATCTGAATTTGTCCCTGTAAAAAATATAAGGCCGTTTATCAACGTTTCTGTAGAAAATAAGGCCCTAAAATGCGCAAAAGAGGATATAAGAGGGGCCCGAGTCAGGCTTGTGGTAAATGAACTCTTAACCACAAAAGAAACGCAGGATTTATTGTCAGAGATTAGAGAACAGTTACCGGAGAGCGTCGTTATCCAAAATAATGTGGGTAAATTAACTGGTATACTTGATGCTGAAGGTAGAAAGATAGAAAAAGACGACTTGGCGGGGACAGGCGTACAAAATAAATTTCTTGAAGAATTTTTAAGCGCTCATGACGTAGGCGATGAAAAAGTTCAGGCGGTTCTAGAACTTAATAAGAAGTACAATCACTTAGTGGCCTCTTCCTCTCCTACAACGGAACAAATTCAGTGGGATATAGACAAAATAGAGTGGAATAATTTCTTTAATTATGGTGAAAATAACGAAATAAATTTTGAGGACTTAAACGGTATAATAGGAATATTCGGAAAGAGTTATTCTGGCAAGTCTAGTGTTATTGACACTCTGTTGTTTACTATTTTCAACAATTCAACTAAGAATGTTAGGAAAAACATAAACTATATAAACTCTGATAAAGATAGGGCTGACGCCAAAGTCCATCTTAAAATCGACGGACAATCTTTTGCTGTTGAAAGAAAGCTTGAAAAGTATAAAAAATCTGGAAAACCTGAAGCCAAATCAGATGTACACTTCGCAAACGTAACTAGCGGTGAGGTGTTAAATCAATTAGATAAGAAAGAAACAGATAGACAGATACAGAAAGTGTTTGGAAGGTTTGAGGATTTCTTGCTGACGTCAGTATCGTCCCAACTGGGCTCCCTGTCGTTTATTAACGAGGGGACGACTAAGCGGAGAGAAGTCCTATCAAGATTTCTTGGATTGGACGTTTTTTCAAAGATAAATGATCTGGTAAAAGTAGAAACCAGGGATTTGAAGGGTGCCCTTAAAAAGGCGTCCTTGGAGGAGGTTGAGAATAAAATAAACAAAAGCAAGGAAGAACTAAAGGATACTAAAAAAGACTGTAAAAAAATAAAAATCAGCATTGATAAACAAAAAGGTTTGATACACGAAATTAAAGAAGCTATTGCGGAAGCAAGCGAGGCAATATCCAATATCAGTATTCTTGGCATAGATATAGTTGAGTTGAAGGACAGGCACGAGTTCCTGCTCCTACATTCTGATAACGTAAGGCAGGAAATAGAAGACAAACAATCTAAGATTGATGAATATAATCTCAAGTTAGAAAAGATAGAAAAATTTATAGAGGTATACGACTACCAGGGTTTTCTTGAGAAGAGAGAAACGTATGAGAAAATTGAAAAAGAGATTGCGGGGCTCTTGGAAGAAGAGAGAAGAATAAGACGCGATATTGAGGTAGACCAAGAAAAAATAAAGATTCTTGATAGCGTCCCTTGTAAAGAATGCGAGGAGTTTGCAGGGTGCAGATTTATAGTCGGTGCGGTGGATTCGAAAAAAGGCGTAAGCAAGAAACTAAAGGCCGAAGAGCAGGCACGAGCAAAACTTGCTGCTTTCGAGAGCGTTAGAGGTGGCGAAGATTTTAAAAAAGAAACAGAGAGGGCCGAAAAGTATAAAAAGTGCGAACTCCTAGAAAAGGAATTATTAGTAAAGATCCTTAGATTAAACGCCGAGATACAAGAGTGTAAAACGAGCGTTAATAAAACAAATGACGAGCTTGATGAGATCGATGACAAGAAGGCAAGATATTATAAGGATATAGAGAATGAAACGAGGGCGAGAGAGCTTAGGGAACTCTTGGAAAAAAAGGGCTGCCACCTTGTTTCGATGGAAAGGCGACTTGAGGAGTCCAATAAGGACTATGAAGGCGCTAGCAGGAGAGAAGCGGCAATCTATGGGATCCTTGGGGTCCTACTGGAAGAAGAGAAACAAATCAAAAAACTACAAGCGGATTATGAGGTATATGATTTATATCTAAAGGCCACGAGTTCAAATGGCATACCTTTTGCGATCTTAAAAAACAACCTGTCCCTGATAAACGAGCAGATTAATAATGTTTTGGCGAACGTGGTTGACTTTAAAGCATATTTTGCGACCGACGATAACAGGCTGGAGATCCTGCTAGAGCACCCAGGGAGCGAGCTTAGGCCGATAGAGCTTGGCTCCGGAGCGGAGAAGACCTTGGTGTCGATTGCGGTTCGTATTGCCATGACGAGCTTTTCTAACCTGCCACGCGCAAACTTCTTTATTTTGGATGAACCAGGAACAGCCCTGGACGCAGAGAATCTTAGGGCCTTTGACAGGATTTTAGACCTACTTAGGCAGCAGTTTAGATTTACACTCTTGATCACGCACATTTCAGAGATGAAAGACTCTGTTGATAAAATCATTGAAGTGAACAAAAATAATAAATACGCATATATAAAGGCTTAGAACAAAACTAATTATTAAAACAAGGGAGATACGAAATGTCTGAAGGAATGAAAGCTGTACTTGATAGATATGTTGAAAGATTTGTTAGTAGGAAATTTCTTACGTGGCTAACGGCGACATGGCTAGTTTTGAATACGTCGTTGACCAGCGAGGACTGGGTAGCGGTTTCCTTGGTCTACATCAGTAGTCAAGCAGCGGTTGATTTGGCGAAAGCATGGAGGCATGGATGATGCTAGAAAAAATGGAAAATATTTTATTGGATATTAAAAAATACTGGAAATATACCGTCCTGGGAGTCTTAGCCTTGGCCGCCCTTGTTGTGGGGCTTTTGAATAAAGAAAGCGCGACATTAAAGAAAATTGATGATATTGTTGACGATTCAAAAGACAAGATGTCGGATATAAAAATCAGTAAAAAGGAAGTAGAGATAAGAAGCGAAATTAAAAAGAGGTACGTGGAGGAGGAAAGGGAGGAAAAACTACGGGGACTAAAAGAGATCAGAAACATAGAGGACAGGATGAAACGCCTCGCGAGCCTGACAAAATTTTACGCGATGCTCAATCATGATAATAAAAGAAGATAAAATAAATCGAATAATACTTGAGGAAGTTAGAGAAGTGATGCTTGAGCAATTCACTGGAGATCATCTCGTAGCAGCCTTACAAGCCGTAATTCAATCGAGAACAGATGCCTCTGTCAAGAATCAAATGAGGAGTCCAAAGACTCCGGAAATGATGCTCGCCAAGGAACTATCTGACTTGGGACTAGACAGCCAGCTTTACAACACCCTTAAAAACAAGGAACTTGAGCCGAACTTAATTAATCAGGCGCTCAAACTGATTTTCAAGAAAGTAAAAGATAGGCCAGACGCAGGCAAGCTAGGTGTTTTTGATCAATTTTTTAACTTGGACGATAATATTTTAGCGGTCCTAGATGAAGAGACTATTAATGAAATCATGATAGAGCTAGAGGGAATTATGAATAATGCCATGGTGGCACCTGGAGCCCCAATAGATATGACTCTGCCGATGATCAGAGATATTTTTATGCAGGTATTACAGCAAAAGACCGGACTTGTGCCGATGGGGATATAAAATGAGAAAGGTAACGACGACTCTTGTTTGTTTCTTATTTGTGATAAACATAGGAATTGGCAATGCCATGGCCCAAGTTACAGAATTTGAACCCTTTCCTATGCTGACTCTTCATCAGGGGGAAGAGTATGTTGGGGTGCTTTTGTCAGAATCTGATTTTACTGAGATTATTGAATTAAAATTGAATCATACATTTTTGAAAAAAGTAAACGAGATTCTTGAGAGGGAACTTGAGATAAAAAATAAAAACCTGGAAGACACTATGGCGTTATTTAACGATGTGACGAGCAAGATTAAGACAGAGGTTAGAAAACAGTCTTGGTTTGAAAAGAACAAGGGTATGATTGGGGTTGTAACCGGACTTGTAATCGGTGCAGGGCTAACGGTACTAGCGGCGCGGGCTGTCCAGTGATGGACAAGAATGACTATGTTGCAGCCCTTGAGAAGGCGATCTCCGATAAATACGGTTCGGAAGCCTCAAGAGATATTCGGTATTTTTGGGATAGTGATAAAGAAAAAGAATACAAAAGACAATTAAAAGAACTTGCTAAAAAAAGCCTAGAACAGGGCAGGAATAAAGAACAAATTGAAAAAAACGGCTATTTATTATTGAAAAAAAATAGAAAAAGTGAATTATATTCAAATTGTCCGTTGTGCTCAATTAGAACCCAAACAGTCTTTGATGATATCAAGGTTGAAAAATACGAGTGTTGCCAGCACTGCTTTGTTGATTTTGTTGAACACAGAGAAGAACGGTGGACAACAGGCTGGAGGCCGGATAAAGAAGCAATAACATTAGCGCTTAAAAGGAGAAAAAAGAATGTCTAATATTAGCGATATTTTGGCAGGCCTACAGCAGGCGGCGGCCAATGCATATGACGGTGGCGAAGAGACCGGAGCCCTTAAGAGAGAAGAGGGAAATCCCCTTTTGGATTATCGAGTAAACGATGATTTCAAGGTTAGATTTCAGGGAGACAAAATATACATTACGTATAGTATTGAACTCCCGAGAAAAGACTATCATGAAAGAGATTTCGATCTTGATTTAGAGCAAACATTTCAGGACCTTTCTTCCTATTTAAAAAAGGAGTATAAGAAGGTAACTGGAAACTCTGTGCAGCTTAAAAAAGATGGTGAATTGGACAAGGACATTGAGTATGTGTCGATTTACAAGATTCTTGTTACGGCAACGTGTCCATATAAGATATCGGGACTTTAATTAAATGAGTTTGACGGTAAAGGAGATGAAGAAGGAGATCTTGCGTTGCGGCAAGGATCCCGTTTACTTTATCGATAATTATGCAAAGATTTCTCACCCGACAAGGGGGACATTGCCATTTAAACTATTCCCATTCCAGAAGGACGTATTAAAGGAGTTCATAGGCAATAGGTTCAGTATACTACTGAAGGCACGCCAGTTAGGGATGTCTACGACAGTAGCTGCGTATTGTGCGTGGCTAATGATCTTTCATAAAGATCGAAACATCCTTGTTGTGGCGACACAGAAGGCGAAAGCAGCCAATATTATTAAGAAAGTAAAGGTGGTATTTAAGAATCTGCCGGAATGGATGATGATGTCAGAAGTTATAACAAACAATAAGTTCTCTATGGAATTAGAAAATGGTTCACAAGTTGTTGCAAGCTCAACCGGTGCTGACGCCGGTCGTTCTGAGGCCCTTTCATTGCTTATTGTTGACGAGGCGGCGCACGTTGAAAGCCTGGACGAACTTTGGGCTGGCATTTATCCAACGCTCTCCACAGGAGGCAGATGCATTGCCCTCAGCACGCCATTGGGAACCGGGAATTGGTTCCATAAGTACTACATTGACGCAGAGCAGGGGTTAAATGACTTTAAACCAATAAAGCTGATGTGGGATGTTCATCCTGAGAGAGACGAAGAATGGTTCCATAAGGAAACTAGAAACATGAGTAAGCGCAAAATTGCGCAGGAGCTTATGTGTAACTTTAATGCCTCTGGAGATACGGTAGTAACCCCGGAAGACATTAATCGATTAAAGGCGGGCGTTAAAACCCCGATATACAAGACTGGTTTTGATAGTAATGTATGGGTATGGGAGGATCCGATTCCCGGAGAATCTTATTTTGGGGTCGCGGATGTTTCACGAGGAGATGGAGAAGACTTTTCTGCCCTCCACGTTATTAAATTGGGAACAGGCGAGGTGGTCTTGGAGTACAAAGGCAAGCCCTCTGTTGATATGTTTGCTAAGATGCTGTTTGAAATCGGCACAAATCATGGTGCGTGTCTAATGGCTGTTGAGAACGCTGGAGTTGGCTGGACCGTAATAGAAAAGTTAAAGGATTTGGAATACCCATCCATATATCACGCTGAGAAGCACTCACATCAATATGTTGAACCCTTCGCGGCGGACTACACCAAAAACTCGGTGGCGGGGTTTTCGACAACGGCCAAAACCAGGCCGCTTATTGTAGCGAAGATGGAAGAGAGTATTAGAAACAAGGACTTTATTTCATATTCTTCTAGATATGCGGCAGAGCTAGACACCTTTATTTGGTATAACGGCAAAGCATCTGCCAGAAGAGGGTTTAATGATGACCTTGTTATGGCTTCTGCAATTTGTTGTTGGATAAAAGACACTGCTTTGGTTGTCAACAAGAGAGACTTGGCCTATAAAATGGCGTTCCTTAACGCAATGTCAAGGTCGACGTCTATTTTTGATACCAAGATCGTTGGCCAGAAGTCCAGGTCGGCGGTTGAGAAAAAATTTGAAAATAAAGAAAAACACAAGCAACTTGTTGATTTTGGATGGGTACTTAAGGGGTAAAAGATGAAAGACTATAAGCAAGGCACCTCGGGAGCCACTAGAAATCCCAAGAATGAAATATCACCTCTGTTCCGGGGCCTGACAAGGCTGTTCAGCGGGCCGTATGTAAATTATAGAAGGCAGCAGGTACGCAAGGGTAGAAAGAGCCAGCTTCAAACAAGCAAGTTCCTATCGCTAGGTGGACTTGAGTTTAAAAAGGAATATGGACTTGAGCCATTTAAGAATCTCATGGCTGGCCAATTGCAGGCCTCGTCGCGTGCGGAGCGCTACTTGGACTTTGATCAGATGGAGTTCATGGCCGAGATTGCTTCGAGCATGGATATTTATGCGGACGAAATTACGACGGCCACGGATTTTCAAGAAATCTTAAAAATTAAATGTCCTAACGAAGAAATTAAAAGTATTCTACATACGCTGTTTTATGAGGTGTTAAATGTAGAATTCAATTTATTCGGTTGGACTAGAACGATGTGCAAATATGGGGATCTTTATCTCTATTTGGACATTGATGAAAAACTAGGTATTACGAATGTAATTGGGTTGCCCTCTGTTGAGATTGAACGCCTAGAAGGCGAAGACAAGACCAATGCGAATTATGTACAGTACCAGTGGAACGCTGGGGCGGTTACGTTTGAGAATTGGCAGGTTGCACACTTTAGAATTCTCGGAAATGATAAATTCGCTCCCTATGGAACGTCTATTCTGGAACCCGCTCGACGTATCTGGCGTCAGCTCTGTTATTCATATGATACAAAAGTTTGGGTGAAATCAGGGGGTTATAAGGAAATTCAATATGTCGAGCCCGGGGAAACTGTGCTTGCATACGATTATAAAAATTCTCAATTGGTTGAAACAAAAGTTAAGAATGTTGCCTCCATGGGAAGACAAGAGGTAGTTGAGATCCAGACTGCGCATAGGACCATTAAGGTTACTCCGAATCATGGTATGTATGTTAAAACAAAGTCGGGAGAGATTATCTGCAAACAAGCTAAGGACTTGATTGTCTCCAACGGAAAAGGTGGCTGGGACTGTAGAAAGGCAGATAAGCTTATTTTGCCTTCTGGATGGCAAGAACAAAAAGATGGCCATTGTATCAAAATCTCTCAAGATATTTATGAGGGACAATGGCCGGTTCGAAATGTCTCTTGGCGAGGCGAAGATTTTTATACGACTCCCGAGTTCTTAAGGGTTCTAGGGTTTATGATTGGAGATGGATGGATTAATAAGAATAAGCTTGGATTTGCTCTTGGCATTGAAGAAGAACAAAACGAATGTTACGTTAATCTGATGAAAGAGACAATGAGATTAGGTGATCTGGAGCGCGTAGACGCAGAGCATAAAAGAGGTGGACAAGTTAATTTTAATTCTAAAGAAGTTGTATCCATTTTTAAAGAGGCTGGATTCATTTCTGGGTTTGATAAAAAAAGAGTGCCCTCGTGGGTTTATAGTATGAACCAGGAGAATAAAGTCGAGTTCCTTAGGGGACTGATGGACGCGGATGGATGCTGGACTGATGGACGACTAGCGCTATCTAACAAAGAACTAATGGAGGATGTTAGAATCCTAGCACAACAAGCCGGTGTCGCGGTGGGACGTGAAATTAAGTTGGATAGAAAAGCTGGGATCTACGAAGATAAATGTTTTGGAGAAATAACAAGAAAAGATAGCTATAGACTGTATTTGAACCTTGATTCCATAGTTGAAGAAGATGTCACTTATGAGACTGTATGTAGAGTAATCGATATTGGAGAAGAGGAGACTTATGATCTAGAAGTAGAGCATGAGTCTCACAACTTTGTATCGGAAGGTATTGTGGCAAGCAACACGCTTATTGAGGACGCCATGATGGCGTACCGTGTGGTTCGTTCACCGGAGCGCAGAGTGTTCTATATCGATGTTGGAAACATTGATCCAAATGATGTCGAAGCATACATCGAGAAAATGAAGACAAACCTCCGTAGACACCAGATTGTGGATCAGTCTACTGGCCGTGTTGACCTAAGATATAACCCTTTAAGTATTGAAGAGGACTACTTTGTTCCACTGAGGGGAGATAAATCATCTCGGATTGAAACGCTACCAGGCGGAACGTATACTGGCGACATTGACGATGTTAATTATCTGAGGGACAAATTGTTTTCCGCTCTCAAGGTTCCAAAGAGTTACCTTGCACAAGGTGATCAAATGGAAGACAAGACGACTCTCGCGCAAAAGGATATGCATTTTGCAAGAACGGTCCAGAGGCTCCAGCGAGCGGTTATATCAGAACTGTATAAGGTAGCGGTTGTTCATCTTTACACGCTTGGATATAGAGACAAGGATCTGGCAACTTTTACTCTGCATTTAAACAATCCTTCCAAGATTGCGGAGTTGCAAGAGCTAGAATATTTAAATACAAAGTTTGGTTTGATTAACAATACGCCGGAAGGGTACTTCTCTAAGCGGTGGATCTCTAAGAACATCCTTAATCATAGCGATGATGAAATCATCAAGAACAAGATTGAGATGTTCCATGACGCCAAGTTCATGGCGAAGCTTGAATCTGTTGCTGCCGAGGAAGCAGCGATGCAACAGCAGGCCATGATGGGTGGTATGGGTGGAATGCCTGGAATGGAGGGTATGATGCCCGGACCCGAACAGATGGCGGCAATGGGTGCGCCTCCTGATGGCGGAATGCCTCCTGAAGAAGAGACAATGCTCCTTGCGGAACCTGGAGCAGAAGAAGGCCCCGCCCCCCCTGGAGCAGAAGCCGGCCTTGGGATGCCTCCTCCGCCGGCAAAGAGAGATGGACCTAAAAAGAACGATGGTAGATCTCATGGAGGGCCCTTCAAGAGAAACATGGACAAACTTGTTGGCAAGATGGATCCTAGGCAGACAGGGATAGTCCCTCCGGACATGATGTCTTTTTCTAGGGGAATGGTTTTTGGAGATTCTGTGCAGCCCGACCCGGATGAGACGCTCCTTTTAGAGGCGTCTTCAAAGGTTGAAGAACTATTTAAAGATGTAGAACTATCCAAAATTGATAAAGAAAAGATCGATGAACAAATTTCTTATCATAAAAAGAGAAGCAGTAAAAAGTAGGGAGTATATGAATGAAGCACAATAAACGCAGGAATACAGCATTTCTTTTCGAGTGTCTTATTCGGGAAATGACTGT